AACAAAAATAGCAGATTCTCTTGTTTTTTCAGAACAAGAGCTTCCTAAAAATGATGATTTGGGAACAGTTAGTGATATAGTTAGGTTCGGAATGCCGATGACGTATGACTTTTTGGCAAGCGTATCAACATCTGGATTAATAAAAAAAATACTAAATGTTTTATCTACAGAGCCTTTTAGGAACTGGATTGCTTCTGACGATGTTGAATCTTTGTATAAGATGACTGAAGCATTTCCTGATGTTAAAAAAAATGTAGAACGGGCAAGTTATTATGCTCATCTTTATGGAAAATGTTTTATTTGGTGGAAAACTTTGCCTAAAGAAGGGGTTAGTGGGAATGATACAGAAGAAGAGATCACACAGAAAATAGAAGATTTAAAAAACTACTATAAAAACCCATTGATTCATAACCAAAACTATGCTGGATTTGAAGTTATATCGCCTAATCCTAATGATAGTGTTGGTATAAAAATTCAATATGATTTAGATAGGTTTTCTGGTGGTAAAAAAGTTATTTCTTATTATTCAATAGGTGAGTTTACGGAAATTCATCCTAGCCATGTACAAATATTATCTTTTGATCCGCAATTGAATGATAATTTTTTGTTTGAAGATGATGGAACCACAACAAGCTTAATACAGCAAATTTTTCCATTTGTTGTTTATAGCCAGATAGTTTTATCAGAATGTATTGATGCTGCCGTCACAAGAAATAATAAAACAATAGAGCAATCAGAAAAAGCTTCAGAGTTAAAAGAAAACAAGGTTGATGAGTGGATGTCTGAATGGATTGCTAAAAATGAATCAGCAACTCCAGATCAAATACTAGAAAAAAGATATGAGTTTACTTCGGCTATTGATGAGGCGCTGGCAACTGGAGTTCTTGAAACATTTAGAAAAACATCTGCATTTGTTGTTTACGATGGAACAAAAATAACAAACCAAAATGGAAGAATAGATGATTTTAAACCAATTCTTGATGGTGTCTACCAACTTATTTCTGCAAACGTAAATATACCTTCATCAAAACTAATGGGAATACAATCATCTGGGCTTGGAAATAAAGATGAAGGTAGTCAAAAATTTTATCTACAATATCTTGGTTCAATACAAAATGCTTTGACTCCAATACTTGAAAAACATTTTCAATTTACTGCTGAAAAGATTGGCATTAAAAAAATAAAATCAATATCATGGTTACCAATGGATGAAAGTTCTGCTTTTGATCAGTCTCAAATAATAAAAAATAAAATTGATGCTATTAATACTATCTCCCCATATTTAAAAACAGAAGAAATAAGAGAATCAATAAGAACAGACGATGATCTTAAATCAATTGTAGCAAAAAAAGAAAACGATAGCAAGGTGGACGAAAATGCAAAAAAACTACAGAAAACAAAAGAGAGTTCAGTTGGGAATGGTTGAGATTTTAAACCACGGAGGTGAGTCTTTATTTAGAACGCCTGAAGCTTTAAAGCAAACAGCAGACATAATAAACAAAAAAATAGCCATCCCAATAAATACAGAACATGTTTTTACAGATCAGTCATCTAATTTTGAGGCTGTTGGAACGGTAACAAAAGCTGAGATTGATGATAAAGGTAAACTTTTTGCAGATGTTGCTCTTTGGAAAATGCCAGCTTCAAACAAGGTTTCGCTTGGATATACTGGAGATGTTATAAGGAAGAATGGTAGTTTTAATGGCGTTCCTTATACACATATTCTAAAAAGCGTTTCTGACGTTGATCATGTTTCGATAACTCCAAACCCAAGGTCTCCTGGGGCAAGATTTTTAGATAGCCTCGATGAACAGCAGGTTTATATACAAGATTCATTTGAAATTGATTTTGCCGATTCTGAAAACGGCGAATATGTTGTTGAAAAACAACATCTATTGACAGGCGATAAAAAGCCATTTAATATTAAGGAAAAAGCAAATATGGATTATACAATAGAATTAAAAAAAATTCAAGATACTCTTGATGAGCAAGGAAAATTAATAAACAAGCTAACAGATCAATTTGTTGCTGGTAGCGCATCTTTAAAAGACTCTCTAGAGCAAAAGATAGAATTAATTAGACAGGAGTCTGAAAAAAAATCAATTGAAGAAAAGCAAAAGTCTGAATTAGTTTCGCTTGCGGATTCAAAGGGTTTTACAGTAAACGCTTCAAAAACAATTAAAGAAATATGTTCTGAGCTTGTTTTGGCTATACAAAAAGAAACTGGTGTTGCAAAAATATCCGATTCTACCGATGCTGTTTTAACTGCGCTCTCATTATATACGCCAAAACAAAAAGATTCAAACATTATAAAAGAAAAAAAAGAAGATTTTGAAGATACTTTTAGTAAAATCCAAAAACCTTCACTATAAAAATAATAAAAAAGGAAAAAAATGACTGGATTATTACAGGCACAATATTTTGACAAAAATAATTATACAGGGATTGGTGTAGAGACTAGATTCCCTATTGATCAACCGCTTTTTTATGGAACAGGAAAATTTAAAGATGGATTTGATTTTTCAAAATTGCTTCCTGGAACCATATTGACAAAAGACGCAAATGGTTTTATTGAGGTTGGTGGTTCTTCTGATATTTACGCTGGTGTTGTTAGGTATACAGATGTTTTTAAAGATGAATATGAAAACCCAACAACATACCAAAATATGCGATTAAGCTTTTTAAACACTGGTTTTTGGTTTACTCTTTATGCTGAATCAGCTATTACAAAAAGACAGCTAATTGTTATGAATCAATTAACTGGCAAGGTAAAGGGCATTAATAAAGGTGATCCTGTTCCTGTTGGTTATACTTTGTTTACCAGCACTGAAGGAGAACCTTTTATTTATGCAGAACAAGATTCAAAAATTTATAAATCACTACATCAACAGCCAGATATTCTTGGTGTTTACGCAAAAATTAATATAAATTTTTAATAATAATAAAAAAAGGATATAAATGATAGCAAATCAAGAAAATATAGTTACTGGCACTGATGGTCTTATTGATGATTTAAAAGATGCAAAAATTGGTGGTCGTAGCACAAGTCTATATAGAGGTACAGAGCAAAAAAGAAGCGTAGAGCTTTTTGATGGATTAGCGTCTTTAACTAGCCCAACTGTCGAGAGCTGCCTAAATGTTGCGGAATCTCTTGGTTTTGATACAAAGAGTCAGTTTAATAATGGCGAAAAGATTGATTTTAGAGACTCTTCGACATATTTTCCTGGCAATGCAGACCCAAGAACGTTGGTTTACTGGATGTTTGCCAACCCTATTGAATATAAAAGACAACAAAATGATTGGGACAAGCTTCCAGGTGAGGTAATGTCTGCCCAAATGTGGCTGGCGGATAGAATTGGGCTTGCTTATAGCGACTGGCAGGCAAGCGCAGCAAGCGTTTACCAGCCTGATGATTATAAATCAGGAATTGCTAACCAGTCTTTAAAATACACATATTATCCAACGCTTCGCGGCTCTATTCACATGACCGCTGAACATGGACCTGAGATGTTAAGGGATACTGGTGGAGGTCAATATAAAATAGGTTTTCAAATGTTCAATGATCAGATGATCATGAGAAAATTTGAGGATGAGGTTGATCAATATAGAAAATGGGGTTTTATTACTGGTGGCCAGCAACACGGAATATCTGATCCTCAAATTTACGGATATTTCAATAACCCATCACTTCCAGCCACTCAACAACTATATCCAAACCCAGACCTTGAGACAGGGATTACAGCAAAAGAAATAATTGATTTATTTTCAGACATGATTATTGATTTGAATGAGCAAGCATTTAACTCAAAATCAGGTGGTGCTGGCAAAACGGTCCCCGCTACATTAATGCTTCCTGATGGTGTTTATGAAACATTTAATAGAATTAGATACCCAGACGTAGGTATTGTAGGTCCTGAATATACATTGGAATCAAAACTTAAATCGCTTTATCCAAATTTAACAATTCAATACTGGAAAGAGCTTAATACATTAGGCGCATTTGGATCGGCAAGCTATAGACTAATGTTAAATAGAAGTGTTAATGTTCAAGCTAGTCCTATTTGGTGGCTTGATACTGCTCCAGTTCAAAACTCCTATAACAAACTTGTTAATGGATCAATTAGACGTAAAAAGATTTGGGCTACTGCTGGAACATTTGTTGATCCAATGAGTATATTAATTAGACATGGGAGCATTTAATGAATAAGGAAGATAAAAAAAAGATCGTTTCAGAAGAGATTGTTTTAACTGATAGCGGCTCTAGTATTGAACTTTTTTCAAACCCAGGAAAGGTTAGGGTTGTTTTAGGTGAGGAAAAGGATAAAAACGGTTCTGTTTCTTTAAAAAAGTTCGTTACTCTTGATTTTAAAAAGGTTGAGGGGAAAAATGTTGGTGTTTTGTCCATCAAAAGAGATACGCTAAAAACATTGCTTGCGAACGAAAATGGCGAGTTTGCTATTGCTTATAAAGCAGGCAATGTTTCGGAAAAAATAGAAGATATTGAAAAGCGTTTTATGCCTTCTCCTTTTTTATTAAGTAAAGCATGACACCACTTGAGTTTTTTGATATTGAGGCTTCTGAGTTTTCTTCATTAAGCGTTGATATTAAGCAATATTTCATAACATTAGCCGACGGTAAAAAGTCTTATGAATGGTATTGCTTAACTGACGATGAGAAAAACAGAGCAAACGCTTTATATGCTGCTTACTTAGTAAGTAAAAACCCAAAGTATAGCACATCATCAAACTCAAGTAGTGATTTGTATTTACAAAAGAAGGTTATTGGTCAATCAACTTTTGAGTATGCTGAAAAAAGCGGATCAAAAAGCTCAAGCGCAACATATTCTTTTGATGACAATTATTATTTGACAGAGTACAAAGAACTTGTTTCTAAATGTGGTTTTGGTAGTACGTCGTGCAATAGATTATCAATTTACGCTATTAAAAGATGATAAAAAGCAAAACAGAGTTTAAAAGCAATCTGTTAGAGATATTCAAGGCAATAACCCAGCTACAAACAAAAAAAATAAAAGCTGGGGTCTTGGATAGATCAGAAAAAAATAGTGAAACTGGAGAATCTGTTGTTGATTATGCTGTTTATAATCAATTTGGGTATGGAGTTCCTGCTAGGGCTTTTATGACTATTGGTGGTTTGTTTTCAAAAAAGAATACAGAGCCGTTAGTTATAAATATGTTAAATGATTTGTTTAGATTAAAGCCGATAAATAAACATTTGTCAATAATAGCAAAACAAATGTCTTCTGATATTAAATATGCAATAGACCCAACACAAATAAGCCCAGCTTTAAGCAAAACAACAATAGAGATAAAAAGAAAAAAAGGCAGATCAAACCCGAGCAAAACACTTGTTGATACAAAGAGCCTTCACGGATCAATTAAGTTTTCTGTTGAGATAAAAAATGTCGTTTGAAATTGTTTTTGCAGATATGCTGCAAGATTTTACTATACTTCGTAGAGGTAGGCAAAGCAAATCAAATGGAAGACCTATTGAAGGAGCTAGGTCTATCATAACGGTAAAAGGTAGGTATAACTCTGTAGGTGGTTCTTACACTGGAAAACTTCATTTTGATGATGGAGTTTCATTGATGGAAAACAGTATTTTCTTTTATACACAACAAGATTTGTTTATAACTGGTCAGTATGATGATATGCAGCCAGATTTTGTTTTGATAGATGAAGGAAATGGCGCTATTTTTATGTATAAAGTTGAGGCTTTATATAAAAACATGGATAACGATACAAGTGATAATAACATAAAACACAATAGATATCTTATCACAAAAACAATAAAATTTACAAATGATACAGACTGGTTAAGTGGTACTCTAAAGGCATAGTATGCAAGCAACACTTTTAGAAAGAATTAGAGAGCCTTTTTACCATTTTGCAAAAAAATTAACAGGCAATCAAGATGTGATGTTTTACATTGAGCCTGATGATGGTGGCAGCCCAAAGCCAAAAGAAATTTATTTTGTTTTATGCCCACTATTAGAAGATGATCTTGGAGCAACGCAGGGAATATATGTACAAGAAGACGAAACGCAAAAAGTAGGCGGACTTAGACAGATGAATATAAGAGTTTATTGTATTGGAAAAGGCTCTTATTCTTTATTAAGCAGGATAAACACTCTTCTTCATTCAAGCACAGGAAGAATAATAAAAGATGAAGAAAAGATAGCAATAGAAACACAAAGTGTTTTTTTATCTCCAAAAACTAATTTAGAACCGATGTATATAGAAACAGCCCACGTAAATGGAGTAGCTAGGTACTATAGTTTTGAGACAGACAATGAAAACAATGAATATATTGAAACAATAAACGATCCACAAATAACAATTACATAAGGATAAAATTAATGAAGGAATTATCAATTGATTTTTGGGTAAGATTAGCTGTAAAGATAAATGATCAGCAAATTGCGACAAAAAGCTATGATAAAGCATTGGCTCTAGCAAACACAATGGCTTTTTCTGAAAGAGTAAAAACGTATCTTAATATAAATCAAGTAACTGAAGATGGTCATCCTCAAGCTTTGATTGATATGGTTAAGCCGTTTTTTAATGCTGGCGGCGTATTTTTAAAGGTCGGTCGAAGAAGTTTAAATAAGGCTGTAATCAAGCTAACTGGAGTATTTACTCCGAAATTATACCAATTAAAGATTGGCGACACACTGTATGGATATACTAGCGTAGTCGGCGATACCGAGACAGATATTATTGATGGAATTGATGCAGCATTAACAGGTGTGCCAAAAATAACAGTAACAAAAACTGCAACATCGATTGAGGTTGTATATATTGATGATGATGATGCTGTTCCTATTAAGTTAATTAAAAACTTAAAATGGGACTCTTTTGAACCAAATTCTGTTTCTGGAACTATTATTGATGATTTTGTAAAGATAAAAAATCAGGATAAAGATTTTTATCATATTGTATTGCAAGACAGAGATCAAGATGTTGTTAAAGAGCTTGCATCTTATGTTGAGTCAAACAAATATGTTTTATACACATCAAGCTCAGACAGCTTAAATTATTCTGACTCTGATGAAGATTCTGGGTTGGCTGGATATTTTAGCACACTTGCTTACAATAGAACAAGCTGTATTACAGATAAAAATGCAGATGCACAATATGTTGATATGGGAGCCGCTGGTCTTTATGCGTCTAACGCACCAGGAAGTGTTACTGGACACTTTAAAGATTTTTCTGGATTAATACCAAGCGAGTTTGAGTCAAGCGAATATATAAACATTAAGAAAAAAAACAGCCCTGCTTTTGCTTATGTTGAAATAGCAAAAAGAGCTTTTGTTGATGCGACAATGGCATCAGGTAGGTTTATTGATGTTCAAATAGCAAGCGACTGGCTTGTCGAGTCTATAAAAGAACAATGGGTTTTTACTTTAAAAAGAGAGAAAAAACTTCAATTTACAGACCTTGGTATACAAAGATTAGTTCAGGATGCGGAGCTTGTGTTAAGAAGAGCGCAGTCAGCACCTTACAACATAATCGTTTCTGATCCAATTGTAGAGCAAGAATATGTTAATGGCGTTCCAACTCCAACAGGAAATCTAATACAGCCTTTTGTTGTTACTGCTACTCCAAGAGACCTAGTCCCAGAGCAAAACAGAATTGCTAGGGAGTATGGGGATATATTAATTTCTTGCATATTTGGTGGTGCTATACATACTATAGCAGCATCTATTGATATAAGTTTCTAATAAAAAGGATAAAAAATGGCTGGTACAGGTTCTGTTGGCGTAATTAGTTTTGATAATGTTGTTATTACCTATGGTGGTCAAACAATTAACTTAGATATGGTATCTTTGTCATACTCAAGATTAGAGGGGACAATAAAAGATTCTTTTGGTAATTTTGGTTCTGCTTCTATATCGTTTAATACCAATGAGCATTATAAAGTAACTTTAACATTGCTTCCGACCTCACAAAGTCTAGGTAAGTTAAACGTATTATATCAAACTCAAATGGCATTAAAAAAAGCACTTCCTTTAACAATTAAAGATTCAAGTCTTGACAATGAATCTTTAATATCTCTAGCAGCAGTTATTGAAATGCCTGGAGAGGTAACAAAGTCAAATGATCTTAATAATAAAACATGGGAGTTTAAGGCTTACAATTGTATTGTTAATCACAGCGGCGGCGGCGCTAGTTTTACATAAGGAGTTTAAATGTATAGTAAGGTTTATGATAATTTTGAAGTTAAATGGAAAGATGGCTCTTTTGAGGGTTTAATAAAAAATCAGGTCGCAGCTCTTGGGCTGTATGAAATGTTTATTAAACATGGAATGATTTTGTTTAATGAGCCAAAAAAACAAATTGAAACAATATGTGAAATTTTTAAAGAGTGTAGTTTTGAGATAAAAAAAACAAAAGATCAAAAACTAGAATCTGAAAAAGAATTTTGTTTAGTGAATAAAGATTTGATTGATTCAAGATTTAAGGCAAAAGACATTGCTATGTTGTCTAAAATGTTTATTGATTTAGTTGAGGATCAATACGGAGATGTTTTTATCTCAGCAGTGAAAAAATTCATAGAACAAGACTAATTTATAAACCAGTCTTTAAATCGGAAAACAATTACCCAATAAAAACTGGCAATTTGTATGATGGATTTCAAATATACCAAATGGCTTTTGAATGTATAAAAAGAGGTTTTTTTTCTTTTTCCGATTTAAAGAGTATTGTTTCACTGCGTGATGTTGCTAGGGTATATTTTCATATCCAATACGATCTTGATATTGAAAACCAAAAAAATATTTTTGATATAGCAGAGCAAGAAAAAAGAAATTTTAACGATAAGATATATCGTAATGACGTTAATTTGTTATATTGGTATATTAAACAAAGTCAAAATAATAAATGACAGATATTGTAGCATCAAGTCTAGTTAATAATCTAACCTTTAATGTAAAAGGCGAAGATAAATTAAAGACTATTGAAGAAAGATTATTAGCAATAAAAAACGCCGCTGATGGGATTGGTTCTATCAGCGGTATTGCTGCTGCAAAATCTGGAAGATCATCTGTATATTCTGATACCGCAAAAGGTCAATTGCTTTATAATAAGGCGATGACTGAGGTATCGAAGCAACACCTTAATGCTGCAAGAATAACGACAGAAGGTTCAAAGCAATATGCAAACTCCGCAAAAGGTCAGTTGCTTTATAACAAGTCGATGACTGAGGTATCAAAACAATATTCTAACACAGCAAAAGGTCAATATAATTATAATAAGGCGATGACTGAGGTATCGAAGCAACACCTTAATGCTGCAAGAGTTGTTGAAATAAAATCAAAGGCTGATTTAATTGCTTTAAAATCTGTTGCTGAAAATACAAAAATCAAATTGAACGATAATAAATCAATTACTGAGACTGTAAAGCAAAATTTATATGCTCAAAAAGCTGTTGAAGCAAAAGCAAATGCTGATTTAAAAGTCGCAAGAGCGTTAGAGTCAAATGCAAAAACTATTGCTATTGGTGAAAAGACAAATGAATTAAAATCAAAAGCAGACCTTAATTATGCAAAAATAGCATCAATGGAAAAAAGAGATGAAGCATCTGCAATAAAAGAAAGCGCCAGAGCGACAAAAGAAAATGCCAAAGAGCGAGATAGGCATACAAAAATGCTTTTGCGCCAACAAAAAGAATTAAGATCACAAGCATCTCAGCAATTAAGAGGTGCTATTCCTTTTGGTATGGGCACTCAAGGTGTTTTAGGTGGTATACCAACTCCTCTTGTAGGTATGCTTGGTGTTGGTGCTATTGCTCAAAAATATGATACAATAATTGGCGCTCAAGGCAGGATTCAAGCTGTTAGCACATTTAATGATCTTGGAAAAGAAGGTGCTTTAAATAATGTTTTTAAACAAGCTGAGGAGCTAAGGATTGATGCTTCTGATTATGCGACACTATTATCAAGAATAGGATTGGTCACGGAAGATGTTGCAAAAGAAACTGGATATGGATCAAAGGGTCTTTTAGATTTTACAACAACTATATTCAAAGGTATGCGGTACAGTGGAGCAGGAACACAGCAAGCTGCTTCAATAATGACGCAATTACCCCAAGCATTAGTTGGCGATGCTGGCGGTGAAGAGCTTAGGGCGCTTGTTGAAGGTATGGGTGCATTTGCTAACGACCTAGCTAAGGCAGTTAAAAACCCAGATACAGGAAAGTTTTTTAAAAATGCACAAGAGATGAAGAAGTGGACTGGTGTTCAAGGGAATGATTTAACACCAAAAATGCTTATGGACGCAGCACTTTCTTTAAAGCCTCTTTATGATGAAAGATTTTTACAGCTACCAAAGTTATTTTCTGACGTTTGGAATAATGCTGGAACTCAAGTTTCAAAAACAATTATTGGATTAGAGCGAGATACTGGGTTTTTCTCAAAAACGATTGATGGTCTTTTATCTGGATTGAAACTTGTTGATAAAATAATACGTGTTATTACAGACGCTACTGGCGGATGGGGAAATGCTATGCAGCTATTTTTCTCATTGTATGGAGCGAAAAAAATTTATGACATGGCTGGTGCAGCAAAAAAATACTGGGATGCGATGCGGCTTGGCGTGATGTCTTATAATACTGCATCTGGTGCAACTGGTTTAGTTGGAGCTGCTGGCTCTATTGGTGTTGCTGGTAGAGCTGGTTCGGCTGGGAAATATGCTGTGCAAAGCGGCTATCAAATGGGCAGTGTCGCGACAACGGCTGCAACAACGGCTGGAGCTTTTCGCAGTGCCGCGGCTGGGACTATAGCATCAATAGGTAAGTTTACTGGCACAATGGCTTTATTAACTTTTGCTGTTGATGAGGGAATAAATATATTAAGCGGGCAAAGGTCTTTTTTGATGGAGATGTGGGCTAAAATTACTGGAGATAAATCATACACCTCTTTTTTTGATACAGAAGACGCAATAAAAAGAAAACAAGGTAATGCGGCGTTGCTTGATCGTATAAGTGCGGCAAACGCTGAGGTTGGATATGAAAAGTTTACAGCAAAAAAACAAGAAGACTATAGTTTTTGGAAAGATACATCTCTTGCTGAAAAATTTACATTGGCTACAGAACTACTTACTAACCCAGAATCTTTTTTTAGCACTAGTAAAAAAATTCAAGATAGATACTCGGCTGCACCTAGACTTGAGCAAACTGAAGCGAATAGAATGTTTAAACACTTTAGAGACCCTGTTTCTGGAGCTGCTATACAAACAGATGAGAGAATACCAGAGGCAGTAAATAGCGCAAATAAAAACTCTGTTGTCTATAACAACCCAGCAATTATTGGGAATGCTATTGGTAGCGCAGTAAAACTGCCACAACTTAACGTTCAAATTATGCTGCCAAACGGTCTTACTTTACAACCATTAAGTGTTTCTATAAACAAGGGAAGCGCATCAATACCAACTAGCGCATTTTAATCATGGAAACTTTTGTAATTAAGTTTGAAGCAACAGACGGCGAATTTGGAGTGTTTGAGCTAGAGGCTCAAATGCAAGAAACGATGTCTTTTGAAAATGAAGTAGCTACGCATAGAATAGAAAATGGGCGTAGCTCTTCTGATCATATCCATAATGTTTCAAAAACGCTAACAATAGTTGCTGACATAACAGACACCCCTCTTAATGATGATCTTTATAGAATAAAAAGAGAGGCTGGAAGAAGAGAGGCGTATACAAATTTAGCCGTTAGCTTTTATGAAAAAAGAGGGCTTATGATTGTCTATACAAAAAATTATGTATGGGTAAACATGGCTATTGTAAGTATGGAAAAAAACACGACACCTGATAGAGGTGAGCGTGATATTTATACAATCACATTTAAACAGCTAGATATAACAGACACAAAAACGGTTTCTCTTCCAAAACCAGTAGCTAGAAAAAAAACAAACAGATCAAAAAATGTAACAAACAAATGTGGAACTCAAACAGACTCTGGGCAAAAACAAACAAATTCAACACAAAGCACTCAAAGCGCTATTGATGCTTTATTATTACCGCCAGGAATGAGAGATACATATCTTCCTAAACCATAATAAAAATGGAAAAAATACCACTGTTATCAGGTGAAACAAAACAAAGAGTATCTGTTGATATTGATGAAGTGCCTTATGTTTTTGAGGTACAGTGGAACGATCATGCGCAAAAATTTTATATGTCTATTTTAACAACCGATCTTGTTGAAATTATTTCTGGTGTGTGTTTGGTTCCAAATACGCCATTAATAGGTAGACATAAAAAAGAAGAATTGCCAAAAGGTGAATTGTTTTTATTCCGCGTAAATTCAAAAAATGAATATCCGACGTTTGATGAGCTTGATGTTGGGTTTTGGTTAGTATACATACCTAAAACAACTACGTTAAAAGCACCAGTTTTGCCAATTATAACATCTAGGTATACCGAAACCGTATAGGACGAAGGCATAACAACATGGGATAATGGTGATACAAAATGGGATTTATAGATGAGTGAAAATTTTGGCAGGATCGTAAAGCTAACTATTTTTGACAAAGACCCAAAAGAAAAAGGTGCTGATTTAAAAGGCGTTGAAATTGAGTTTTTAAAAATAGATTTTGAGGTTAAAAAAACATCATCAAAAGAACCAAATTATTGTAGAATTGATATAACAAATTGCAGTCAAAACACGATAGCGTATCTTGAAAAAATAGGAAATATAGCTATATTAGAGGTTGGATACGCTGGATTAGATGGAACAGGGAAGCCGACTGTTTTATTTACAGGCAATATTGTTAGGTTTGATCCTCCAGGAGACGTTGCTGTTGATGAAGTTGTTTCAATAGAGGTTAGGGACGGATATTTAGAATATAGAGACACAAGAATATCTGTTTATAAGGACGTTGGTGCAAACGCACTCTCAGTATTAAAAGAGATTGTTTCTTATTTTAAACTTCCAGTTGAAAAACTTCCTGCAATTGAAGATAAGGTTTATGTAAACGGATATTCTTATACTGGAAAACTTAGAGAGGCTATGGATAGGGTTTGTAGATACCTTGGGCTAAGTTGGTCTATTCAAAACAGACGTATTCGTATTTTAAAAAAAGGTGAAACATATACTAAGCAATTTTATCATTTAACTTATGATAGTGGGCTTGAATTTTGTGGTAGAAAATCAATCACGGAAGATGATAGAAAAAAAGCAACCAAAAGAAAAACAATATCAACCGAAAGAAAAGCAAAATCAACCAAGCTGACAAAAAAAGATAAAACTGACTTTGTTTTACCTGGCGACAATGAAAAACTGAAAGTACAAGGAGTTGTTGTAAAAACGAGACTCAACCCTTTACTTTTACCAGGAGATACTGTTAAAATTACAAGTAAAATAATTGATGGTGATTTTTACTCTATTGACGACATAGAATACAGAGGATCAAACGTTGATAATGAGTTTTATTGCAGATTTACTGCGAAAATAATAAAAAAATGAATGATTCTGATTTTTTACAACAAATAGCCAGTAGGACAACTGAAGATGATATACATAAAATTCTCAAAGAGCATCTCAATACCAGTTTTCCTGCTACTGTTGTTAGTTATAGCAATGGTCGTGTAAAGGTTAAGCCTGACATATCAAAAGATTATCAGGATGACGAAAGCCTTGAATATGCTGTACTAAATGCAAAGGTAATATACCCTAGATTTGACAACGGAAGCGCTGGTGTAAAGGGTAGGATAACAAAAGGTACGAAAGGGTATGTTCATATAGCGCAAGCAGCCACTGATAACAGTGGTGATCAACGAAGCTATGATTTGTCAGATGCCTTTTTTTATCCGTGTGATCCAACATTATCTGATCCAGTTGGGGTTGGAAATGATGAAATGGCTATGTTTTGGGGTGCAGCAAAGATAAGTATAAGTGAGGATGGGTTTATTACAATAGTAGCACCAAAAGGATTTAAGGTTATTACGCCAAAAGGCGAATTTACAGCAAAGCTAGAAACTGGAGATAATCTTAACGTAAAGTCTGGTGGTATTGATAATGTAGGTGGAATTAGAAATAGCGGTGGGATTGTTAATGCTGGTGGATTCTCAAGCACTGGCGCATCAACTTCAAACGGTGAAAAAATTACAACTGAGTCACATACACACAACTACACAGACGATGATGCGCAAAAAGTTACTGAAAAGGCTAATGTGTAATGACTGCTGATTTTAAATTGACAGAAAATGGTGATTTAGATTTAACAAATGGCAGAATGTCTTTATCAAAAGACACCGATGCGGTTGCACAAAGGGTAATAAATAAGATTTATTTGGCTACTGGCGATTGGGACTTTGATTTGGTTTTTGGTACAAACTGGGACTTGGTGTTTGGCGCAAAAGGCAATACAAATATAAAAAATGCAGATAACATTATTAAGTTGGCAATAAGAGAGACAGAAGGTGTTGCTGAAATTTTAACATACAAATCCACTTTAAACAACAAAACAGGTGAGTTCTTAATAGAGTGTTCTATTAAAGATGTTTATGGAAAAACAATAAATCTAATAACAAAAAAATGACGCTTATAAAAGCAGATAAAAATGGTGTTTCAGTACAGACACTCCCAGAGCACTTAACGGAGCTTTTTGATACATTTTCTGAAAAATCTGGCATACCTATTGATAGAAAAGCAGATGACTTAACTGGTCAGGCTTTTACCATTTTATCAGAAATGGCGACAGATATTGCAAGTAAGGTTCAATATGTATCAAGTCAGTTTTCAATTGATAGCTCTGAAGATGTTTTTCTTGACTATGCAGTTAGGTATGGTTTAATTGAAAGGCAGGAGGCAACACCAACAACGGTTTATGGTATATGTTACGATAACGAAGGTGTTGTTGTAGGCTCAGGCTTTGAGGCTAGAGATTTGTCTGGAAATAGTTTTTTGTCTATACAAGATACGACAATAACAAAAGACTATTGTGTTGATATAACGTTTTCATTTTCTGTTCAAGATAATACAACATATTCTATTGTATTGTCTGGCTCCGCAATATCAACAACAACAGGTGTATCAGCTACTGTTGATCAAATAATTGATGCTTTAATTCCGCAAATAGATTCTGAAAAATACATAGTAGAAAAAAAAGAAGCAACATTAAGAGTTTTTTCAAAAAATGGATATTCCCCATTTTCGGTAAGCACAAGCACCAATATTTCAATAGATGAAATTGGCACGCCAGTATATTTTGTTTGTTCTGTTGATGGTTCTATAGCCTGCCAAGCTAATACTCTCACCATAATGGACTCGGAAGGTGTTAATAGAATAAACAACCTTGCAGATGGATTTGTTGGTAACGACATTGAAAAAGATGAAGAGCTTAGGGATCGTTTTTACAGGTCTGGTGGAGAGCAAGGCTACGCAACACTAACGGCAATAAAATCAAGACTTGAAAACAACGTTGATGGCGTTTCAAATGTAACTGTATATCACAACCCATATTCAATAATCGACGCATTTGGTATGCCAAGGCATTCTGTTGAAGCTATTGTTGAGGGCGGTGAAGATCAAGCTATTGCAAATGAGCTTTTATTAAACTCGGTTGCGGCTGGCGTCGAGACCCATGGAAATGTTGTTGTTGGCGTTAATGATGGCAATGGAAGCATTCAAGAATGTCGTTTTTCTAGGATCACATTCAAATATATCTGGGTTAAGGTTGATATTCTAGCACTAAATGGCGAAGAATCTTTGGTTTTAGATGCAATACCAGCAATAAAGAACGCAATCTTGTCTTATGGCAATAAAATGGGCGTTGGTGAAAATGTTATTCCACAAAGATTTTATGGCTCTATTTATGGAGTAACAGCGGGGATAAGAGAGCTTGATGTTTCTGTTGCTGAAACAAATCTTCCTACAGACACCCCATCTTATGCTGATTATGATATACCAATATCAAGAAATCAAAAAGCATCTTTTGCTTTGGCAAGAATTATTGTAAACGGAATATAGATGGCAGACCTATACGAAAAATATTTATCCAGGCTTGCTGGAAGGTTTGTTGGAAAGCCAAACATAGAGGCTTTTTTAAGAACAGCAATTAAGCCTTATCAAGAACTTAGTGATGCCTGTGATTTTATTTTAACAATGGCCAACTTAGATGATGCTGTTGGATATTGGCTTGATATACATGGAAGCAGGGTTGCTGAAAAAAGAGATGGTAGAGATGATGACGAATATAGAGATGCTATAAAATTTAAGATAGCATTAAAATCGCCAAAGGCAACAATATCAGCAATTTTTAAGGCATTAAATTTTTTTGCACCAAAAATAAGATACGGTGTTTATATACCTCATTACCCAGCAGGGTTTTCGCTACTAACAGACTCACCTTTAATAAGACGAGTTGCTTTAGAAGGAATAAAAAAAATAACAGCGGCTGGTGTTGGTTTAGATATTTATTACACAAAAGGAATGCCTATTAGTTTTTTAGGTGGGCTTTCTGATCAAACATTTCTTGGTCAGCAGAATAATAGACTGATTTATGCAAAACACAACAATAATCTTGTAAAAATAAAGCTACAAACGCTTTATTATTCAAAAGGAGGAACGCCTCTTGGCGGACTAATTGGTTCTTACCTAGGAGCACAATCTGGTAATTTTATTAAAACACAAAGTGGAAAAAGAATTATGTTGCGATCAAATATGAAATCTGTTGGTGGTTTTAGATTATCTGGAGTTTATACGGTATGACGGTAAAAAAAACAAGGCTTGGTGTTTACGCAAAAGAACCTGTAACAAAAAATGTTTTGGATGGAGTTCCTATGCAAAACAGGATGCCATTTTCACAAACATCGGCTTTTTTTGCTGGTAAAAAACCACCAATAAATACCACTACAGAAAAAACATTAGCCGACACTGTTGCAGCACAAGAATGGAATGAGCTTGCGTATTTAACAACAAAACAGATTGACTTGTCTGGTATAAGCGATGGTGAAGGTGATAATTTAATCACATATAAAAATTGCTTTATTAAGATAAGTGCTATTGATCTTGGTGATCAAACAAAATTTTTTGAAGCAAGAGGATGGGTTGGTGAATTAAATATTGTACCACAACTAACTGTAATTGCGTCAAATGGGTTGTCGTTAGGAACGATAACAGCAAATGGAGCAATTCCTATAGTTGGAGGTAGTAGTGTTGCTAATGTAAGAGTGTTATGCGAATTAACACCAATAGATTTTAGAAGTGGGGAATAAGAATGGCAGATTTTACACCAGTTGAAATAGAGCAGCTACGTTTACTGCTTCAAAAACAAAGCGAATTGTTATCTATTGCTGATGATGCTGCAGCTCTTGATGTTGTTGCTGGTGCTGGTCAAGAGACAATACTTGATTTAAACGAAGAAACAGCCGCTACGTTAAATTTAGCAGATAAAACAGTTATCGATAAAAACGATGGCTCTGCAACAAAATCGCTTGCAATGTCAGGATTAGTTTCTTTTGTTAGCGGTCAAATTGGTGGAGGCGGAACTGAGTTTAATAAACAAGGTCATTTTAAATGGGTAGCTGGTGGTGGAGATGGTGGTGCAGGTTATAAACTAAATGATATAGTTTATCATAACGGGAATACCTATATATCAACCGCCAACAACAATACCACTATTCCTGGTGCTGCTCTAGCAAGCTGGGATATTTTTTATCAAAACGCATCGACAAGCGTTAAAGGCATTACGCAACTACAAAGCACAGTTGATGATACTGAGAAAAATGCTGCAACGCCAAAAGCAATAAATAGAAGAGATGTGCATATACAAACCAATGATTACAAAAAAGGCGCACGCGTTCAAAATGGTTTTGGTGGTGGTTGGCACGAAGCTGTTCAGGATGTGCCTGTCAATACTTTAATAACAAACCCGCTTTTCTGGCTGCCATCTAGTAATTTTAAAATTTTCAATTCGGACGATGTGCTAACAACTTCTCGCGCTTTAACGGTAAACGATATTAATAAGCATCTTGTTCTTAGTGGACCATCAAATCAAACTTTTTCTTTGCCCCTGGCAAACTCAGTGCCATCTGGATCAATGATTTTTGTTAAAGGAAGAAAAGATTTTAGAGCAACATTTAATAGTCAAGGTTCTGATACTATCAACATAGATTCAGGAGCTGGCTTCACTTCATGCTCTTGCCGTGCACCCGAATCAATCATATTAGTATCAAATGGCAATCAAGATTGGCGCTTGACAAAAATAAATCCATTTTATAACGCAACAGCATTTACAGCACCTGCCCGAGCTGCAAATACAAACTACACAAATAGTTCACCATTTCCTATTAGAGTAATAATTAATGTTAGTATGGGTGGGGCTGGGTCTTCCATAGTTTTAAGTGGGGCTTCGTCACACGCAAAACCATTCATTATATTAAATAGTAACTTTTCAATTGAATCGTGGTTTTATCCTGGGGAGGTTTATCAACTCAGTACCACTGGAACGGTTACAATAGTTAGCTGGTTTGAATATGCTGTTACTATTTAATAAAGGACAAAAATGTTTTATTGTATAAATAAAAAAACAAAACAAATTTACGCATTCGACACAGAGCTCGAGCGAGATAATAAAGTTAAGTCTGATCCTGATTTTGTTGTTTGCGATGCGAGACCAAGCTTATTCCACGAATGGTCAGGTAGTGCATGGGTTTATGATGCGAATTTAGAGATGTTAAGCACAAAGAGTGCTTCCGTTGATGTTCTAAAACAGCTTGATGCGATTTATCGCAAAAAAAAGGATGGCGCTTTTCCTGTTGATATGACGGCGATTATAAACAGTCTAAATATACCGAATAATACCAATATTTTATTCCCAACAAGCCAGCCTTCTTTTAACATAACCAACACTCCAAAACCAGCCACTTGTCAAAATCAAAAAATCGTTGGTTATTCAACAAGTAAAATAAAATACCCAACCCATGACCGTTGTGTGTTGTGGGTTCAAGATAGTCGAGATATCCAAAGCCTAGTTTCACTTGGGCATGTTTTAGCCGCCGATTGGGTTTCAAAAAATAGCAACTCGTCCATTTCTGATTATGTTCATTATCAGCAAATCGGCATTGCTGGTGTTCAGTACCGAGCAAATGAGATTAGAACGTTACAGCCCGATGGATATCCGATTGTTTTGGATAAACACTCGTTAAAAATGTGGATTCTTATTTTGGAAAAAATAAATGAAAAAAAAGAACAATTGCATGGGCGATATCTTTTGTTAAAAACACAGATAAACAATTGTTCAACAATGGCCGCGCTTGAGTCTATTAAAGAGAATATGAAAACTGGGTGGGTTGAGGTTTTTAGTGATGATCAAACACCAGCTGGCTTGACAGTTGTTAGATAAAATAGAGGTAGATATTTATGAAATATACGTTAAATTTAACGGCCAATATTTGGGAAAAGTTAGATGTCGCGCTAAGAGAAGGCGAAAAAATACGCATTCAAGGTGCAAGCCCCGACTCTAAATTTAGAATTGAGTTTAACGACGGGATCGCGTCACCTGGCGTTGGTGATAAGCCTGGCTTGATTTTGGATGGGCTGCAAGAGGTATCGATGTCAAACCCATATTTGTGGGTGATGTCAGATAGAACAATGGATGTTGATGTCGAGGTTTGCCCGACTGCAGCGTCTGGGAGCATCTCATTGCCAGGTGGCGCAGCAACCGAAGCAAAACAAGACGCTCAAATAACTGAATTACAAGCGATTACTACTGCAATTCAAAATAATACGATTAAAACTGCTTCAAAAGGCTCCACAACCTCAGCTAGCCTAACAAGCAAAAATATTGACTCGAATGTCCAGGCTTTGCACACAGTGCTGGCAGAAGCGGCGAAAACAAACGGCGTTCCCGCGTCCGGACTAAGTCCAATAGCAGGCACTTTTTCAACTACCGGTCAAAGCGCTCACTTCACACCAATTGCAGGGCGTGATTTTAATATTCAAGTGCTTTTTAGTGGAGCTATTGGTCAGGTGAATTTAGAGCGAAGTTTTGATGGTATCAACTTTTACCCAATAACAGGATCTGGCGTAGCAATAATGAGATTCACTAGTGATGCTAACGAGCAGTGGGGTGATGGTGAGGTTGGAGTAAAATATAGGTTGAATTGCACTGCGCTGTCTGCGGGAACAGTGAGTTATAGAATATCACAATAGGATTATGAAAAATGAGTAAATCTGAATTTGGGGCATTGGTTGGCATTATTGATCAATATAACTCACTTAGTCAGCCTAAAATAGAGATGGTAGCTAATCAAGCTGAGATGTTATCTCTAAATGCTGATGTTGGCGTTATTGTGATTAGAGCAGATGATAATAATTATCAATACCGATTGAAAGCATTGCCTGCCAACAGCCTAAGTAATTGGCAAGTATTAGGAAAAGACGCACAGCCAATCGGTGAAACGGTTGCGGATGTTATTACAACAAACGAAGTGATTACATCAAAGGCAGATGGGCTTTATGCTTTTACTGGCGTTCCAAATGGGGGCTTTCCATCTGGAATTTCACAAGGTGATATTGCACAAAAAACAGGTGCAGTTTGGACTGTTGTTTATAATTTCGCAAGCGCACCAGCTACCATATATTCTATTAGTGATGGTCAAACTTATGATAAGAAAATAAACACGAGCGGGCAAAATAGTTGGGTTCAAAAACCTAAACCTGCTGTTTATGAAATGGGCTCCGATAGAGAGTTTGTTTCTGTTAACAGCATGTTCGCAAAGTTTATTACAGATGCCATTGCTGTTGGGGCTGGAATTGTCTATGACTCAGTTGTTAACGAAAAGATTGTATTCGCGTCGAATGCGCAAAACTTTTTATTACAAGGCTACGGTACGACAACAAGAAACAATTCGCAAATTTCAAGTTTTGAAATTTTAGGGCACAGATTCACATTAAAAAATGTGCAAGCGTTTGCTAATACTGGTGTTCAAACACGCACAATTTCAACAACAAGTGGTTCAAAAATAATCAATATTTCTGGCGCAGGGCAAACAACAGCAGGATTTCTAAAATATCAAAAAATCACTGGCACTGGAATCCCAGCATTTTCATATATTGACACGATAGTTAACTCAACTTCGTTCACAATTAATCAAAATGCTACTGCTAACGGAACAAATATAACAGCAACTATACAGCCCAAAGCACCTGTTGTTATTGATTGCAGTGGAACTATTACAGAGAACGGCGTTCAAAACGTTCCAAGAGGGAAACATGTTTTTGACGGGGTCAGCTTTTCAAACCCATCGGGCGACTCGGCCGTAGATATTTTTAATTGCGGGAGCTTTATTGAATTTAAAGACTGTGATTTTGGAAATAAGACTATCAATATATTCAGCTCTTCAGCTTCGTTAAGC